CACAGTCTTGCAAAGACGCATACGCCGCATCACTTGAGGAGTCAGCACCATGACAAATTGGGTCATAAGTCAACTTGAACGAACTTTAGACACGGGTGGCGTAGTCGTAGCCCACTGGCGAGCTACTGCGGTAGACGGTGACTTCTCAGCTTCATCCTACGGCACTTGCGGATTCACGCCTGATCCTTCTAGCGCAGATTGGACTGATTACGACGATGTGACCGAGGCTATGGCATTAAATTGGTGCTGGGCTGAGCTGGACAAAGACGCGATTGAAGCGTCACTTTCTGCTAATATAGAGGCCCAGAAGAACCCAACTCAAGCATCAGGTGTTCCATGGTAGACCAAGAGGCAGCTAAGACGGTAATGGATGGTGTCGCCGTTAGTGGCGGCATTGCGTCTTTAGCTGGCTGGCTTCCAGATGCGGCGGCTGTTATGACTATTTTGTGGTTAGCGTTAAGAATTTACGAATCTAGAACCGTACAAGGAATATTAAAAAAGGGAGAGGAAAATGGCGACGTTGAAAATTGACGAGACTGAGTACGAGATTGACGATTTACCTGAATCGGTAAAAGTAAAAGTCGCTCGGATGCAAGAGATTCAAGAGCAGATAAATAGTCTTAATATGCAAGCTCAAGAATTGCAGACAGTTTTTCAGGCTTACGTCAACACAATCAAAGAAGACTTAGAACCGGCGGGCGAGCTGGTAGAATAGGATGAAATGGACGCATTGCAAGCTATTGGGACTATCTGGCCGATTGCAGTAGCGTTCGTCACCCTCGTCATTGTGCTGGCAAAAATGCACAGTGATATTGAGCAAATCAAAGAGAAGGTTAGAGTCCTGTTCGAACTTTGGAATAACAGGAACAACTGATGCCCGAGATTAACGACTCGACAACTATTGAGATCCCGATTAGGAATCTAGTGGCGATCATTGGTGGCGTGATCGTGGCCGTGTTCGCGTATACCGAGGTTACTAACCGTATAAGCGTGTTAGAACGTCAGCTCACGATTCTTGAAGTCGATATAGGGATGAATAGCGAGTTTCGCACCAAATGGCCTAGAGGCGAGCTGGGAGCATTACCCGACGATTTACTCCAGAATAGTCAGATAGCCGCTTTAGAAAAAGTGGTCAATTTGAATACCGAATTTAGAAACAATTGGGCACCACCGGCAGAAGTGCAAGAAAGTATCCGCACCAACCACGCCCAGGAAATCAGGCTGCAATACTTAGAACGTGAAGTGGAGGAAATAAAAGAGAAGTAAATGAAGTTTATTTTAATTATTATGATCGGGAGCTGGGTAAGCCCTGATCGGATAGAGTTTGACACCCTGAAAGAATGTGAAGTAGCAGCAGAAAAACTAAAATACGGCAAGATAGTAACGGCTTGCGAAATAGGAGATAACTATGCTGGAGTATCTGGAAATAGCGACAACCCTAGTCGCACTTTGTAGCGCAATTTGTGCAGTAACCCCTACGCCAAAAGACGATGCCATCATTGCGAAGGTCTATAAGGTGCTAGAGATGTTTGCGCTTAATGTTGGGAAAGCTAAAGATAAATAATCTTGGAACAGACCTATGTATCAATTCCATCCTGAGAGACCGACACCTAATCCCTACTTAGATGTAGCTAGGCTTGTAATACCCAACAGCAAGATAGTCCACAAATTTGGCGCTAACTTTGACATTGACCAAGCTACCGATCCCGAAAGCGTGTGGACTGGCGGCGGCTTGTATCCTTGGGCATCACTTGCCACAGCACAGACGATTTATTGCATCAGCACTAGTGCGAGCGACACAGCAACGCTGACAGTCGAAGGATTAGATGCAAATTACAATGAGCAAACCGAATCTGTAACGCTAACAGGAACAACCGCAGTTGCTACCACAAGCACTTTCGTCCGTGTTTTTCGCATGACCTATGAGGATGGCGCAAACGTGGGAACGATCACAGCTCGCGTTACAAGCGGCACAGGGACCGTTGTAGCTCAAATTGATGTTGCCTATGCTCAAACTCTTATGGCCGTCTATACCGTCCCTGCGGGGCACACGGGCTATATGGTGGCGCTGGATGCGACCATTGATTCAAACAAAAACTGCCAGATCCTTATGTATCACCGGCTATTCGGTAAACCTTTTCGGATTGCTCATATAGCAGAATCGTCTGGCCATTATCGCTATGACTATCACGCACCTTTGCGCGTGCCAGAAAAAACCGATATTGATATTAGGGTTGATAATGTAAGCGGCAACGATTCCCGAGTGACAGCTAACTTCGATATCGTATTAATTAGGGATTAAACAATGCTGCAATCATTGATAGGTCCAGTCACAGGGCTCCTAGATAAGTTTATAGAGGATAAAGACCAGAAGGCTAGGCTTGCCCATGACCTGGCTACAATGGCCGACCAGCACGCTCAGGAGCTTGCTAAGGGGCAGTTAGCTATCAATCTAGCTGAGTCGAAGCACAAGTCGCTGTTCGTAAGTGGCTGGAGGCCCGCTCTCGGGTGGGTGGCTGTGATGGGAATGGCTGGGAACTACATAACTATCCCGTTCACCAACTTTATATTAGCCCTATTGGAAATCGACATTACTATCCCGCTGATACCCTTAGAGACCATGATGCCGATTGTCATGGGGATGCTCGGCTTAGGTGGGCTTAGAACATTTGAAAAACACAAAGGTGTGCATAAAGATTAAGATAAATGACTGCGGCTAGGCCTTGACGTTCCCCTCCTCTCCCCTTCCGTCAATGGGGTGCGATTCCCCAGCAGTCACCTTTTTAAACCCAACGTTTTTGTAACCATTTATTCGCATTTAACGCCATAGGCGCTTCTTGCGGACTTCGATTTCTGTACTGCCTGCACTTGCTGCAAATTTTAAAATCTCGCCTAACAGTTACGCCACAGAAAGCACAGTGGCCTTTAGAATGGAATGTCGTCATCGAAATCCTCTATTGGTGGTGCTTCATGATGCGCTGGCGCGGTTTGCTGAGCTTTTTGCTGAGCGAAATTATCCGCATCCTTCGTATAGAAGATTTTAGCATTGCCAATAATCGGCAGTTGTAATTTTTGCTCTCGTTCTTCTTTCGTTGATTGCTCAGAGATGATTCCATTATCACCATACTGACTTTGTTCGCTGTCAACGAATACGGTCAGGTTCGCATAGGTTCCTTTTTTACCTTTATAAAGGCGGTTTTTGTCGAGCTTGGTAACATCGATACTAAAATTCAAGCCAATGGTGGCCATTTTACTCTCCTATTTTGTGTTTAAGTTTTTCGACCTTCTCAAGTAATACTTGAAGATTGTCGTCTAAGCCTTTTATATATTTATCGTTTCTGTAAACGGTAACAATAAAAGGCGGCATGGCTGGGTGATACGACATAAAATCCCAACTGTCGGTTTCACAGAGCCAAATGCACCCTTGTACTTGGGGGTAATAATTGCTTGGACATTTACCCCCGTCAAAATACTTCAGGTGATTTTTAGGTGCTGGGCACTTGACCTCTAACTGCATTCGATCAGGCGAACAGCCTATCGTTTGCTCGTCGTTAGTCACGAACCCAATCACTTCGGTTTCGGTATCTTTAATCAGCTCGTAGGCCATAACAGCCTCGGTCTCCATTTCGATACCACGGGTCATCCAATCAGTGACAAATACTTCTGCTTTTTGGCCAGAAATTATCTCTGCCGCCAGCTCTAACGCGTAATCGTCAAGGCTACTGCTAACCTTACAGGTGCTAGTAAATACTTTGCCAAAATTAGATGCCGTAGGTACACCAAGGCGCAACGAATGCCACGCCTCTGTGCCTTGCTCTACGTCATGAACGATCATGATGGTATTGACTCCAACAATCGTATCGCTTTGAGTGCCTCCGCGCTGCTGAGATCGTTGATTGACTGATGTTTCGACTTAATCTTCCGCAGCAACATTTCTTCGTCTCTTTCTTTGGTTACTAACAGCTCTTTGAGGGTTTCGATTTCTCGCTCGCTGGCGACCCTAAACATTGCCGCTTCACCGTCATCATCTACCGCCGGGATGCCGAAGGCTGCTTGTAATGCGTATCTACGCGCATAAGTTATTGCTGACCCTGCTGCTTGTGGGTCTGGCTTAACTAAAGGCAAAGTAAAGCTGTGCTCAAACCATTCGCCGCTAGTGTGCAAAATCCTAGTAAGTACCCCAACGCCTCGGTCGTCGCTGTGCGGCATTTGCATGAAACTTAACTCGTACTTGATCAAAGTAGGTTTCAGGGTTTTTATAATACTTTCCAGATTTGCGTAGTTGCTATGAAAGAAAGGGTTCTCGGCGCTTTTTACAGCGCCACCAATCTCTGCTTGTGCCTCGCAAAATGCTTTGGCTATGTTTTCGATGCTTTCACTATTCCGCACTTTTTCTCTCCAACCTTTTTTCAATTCTTTGATAGACAGCTTCTAGCTTATCCATCGCCTGATGTAGCTTACGTTCCTCGTAATGAGTAAATTCGTTGTACATTGCGTGTCTGTACAATCCAGCCTCAATCGCTCGCAGCCTTAAACAACAATCATTTGGCGGCAACCTCATTTCGCGTAGATGCTCAATACTCGCAGAGATTCTTTTAAGCCGTCCGTGTCGAGCAAATTGCTCAGATAATCCTCGGTATCTTGACGATCTTCGTCAGCTTCTTGCGCTTCGCAAAGCTCTAAGCTGATTTTATCCAGCAGGTCTGACGCTTGCTGTAGCAAACCGATGTCGCTGGGGTCTGCTGGGTAATAGCCTCGGCGGACCTGATCGTGCAGCACTTGTGCGTAATGCTCCAAGTCGCTGGCCAATTTTTCTATATCGTTCATCCTCTTCTCCATTGTCATAATTCAGGTTTACATTCTAAGTTCATTCGGATCTAATGTAAACGCTTTATTTTACAGCCATAACAATATATGATTTGTCGCAGGAGGTAGCTATGAGTCAGGCAACGGGGTTAATTGAAATGCGATTAGCCTATTTTTTAGAGGAGAGCGGGATGAGCCAATCACAACTCGCAAGAGTCGCAGGGGTATCGCGCCAGCTTGTGTACACTTGGCTCTGCAAGGAAGGGATGTGGATTCTTTGCACTGAGGACTTTGAAGTGAAGCGCATCGAGCGGCGCATTACCAAAAGGGTTTGGAGCGGGGATTAAAAAAAGGCTCCCGAAGGAGCCTAACAAGGAGAAGGAGAGGAAATGCGGTCGAACGATAACCCACCTTGGTTTAGATTATACAGCGAGATAATCGACAACTACAAGATCCGATGCTTGGCATTCTCAGACAGATGGCATTATGTAGCTATACTGGCTTGTAAGAATCAAGGCATCATGAAAGGCAGCGGGGAGCTGCTGGAAAGGGCTTTAAGCGTTAAGCTCGGATTGTCATTCGCAGAGCTGGATGATTTGAAAAGTCGCTTGTTGGCTGTCAATTTGATTGACGAAAACTTCTGCCCAATTAGCTGGGATGACAGACAGTTTAGATCTGACAGCAGCAAGGAACGAGTCGCTAAGTACCGAGCAAAACTAAAACCTAAAAACAATGTAACGGAAAAGAAACGTTACAAGCCTGTTACTGTAACGGCTCAAGATACAGATACAGATACAGATACAGATACAGAGAAGAAAAAGATAAAAGAAATTTATCAGCGCGTGGCCGCGCTTGGGGTAGACACACAACTCTGGAATGAATTTTTGAAAACTAGAGTTAAACTAAAGGCGAACAACACGGCTCGCGCATTGGCTACTTTAGCCAGTCGAGCTGAAGAGTACGCCCAAAACGGGGAAGATGTTAAAACATTATTTGAGGAGGCAAACAGCAATGGATGGAAAACAATATACGAGCGGAAGAATCGTCAGCAACGCCGTCACAGCGCAACGAAGATCGCAACCAGCACAGATTGGTGAGGACTTAGACAAGAGCTATATCAATCAGCTCTTTGGGGTTATGCGGTTAAATTACCCGTCATTTTTAAATGACACCTCAGACGAGGATATAGCTTCGACCAAGAAGCTGTGGTGGTCATACCTGAAGCACTACGATCAGGCATTAGTTCACAAAGCCACCTTGAAGGTTGTCGAGAAGTTTAAGAAGTTTGCGCCGACCTTGGGTGAGTTCAAGGAAATGCTCGAAGATATAAAGCTAGAGCCAGCCCATAGACCAAGCAGAGACACCACGGTTTGCCAAGTGTGCCGATCTTTCACGTTCACTCAGTATCATCACGACATTTGTATAACTGGCGTTAAGTCGATTTACGAGGTAACAGACGAGCAAATTGCAGAAGCCAAAAAAATGTTTGCGGGGCTTAGATGAGGAAAAAACCCGTTGACCTTACTAGAGAGCGGCTGAAAGCCCTAGCGTCACAAGCAGACGTAGGCCCATTATTAGCGTCAGAAATTCATTTGGTGCTAAGGGATAGCTCTGGCAAAAACAGCCTTTTTAAATTACTGCAAGAGACAGAGCTTGAATATCCAATCGATGTTCTTATCAAAAGAGCAACAAAGGATCGCACATCAGCGCAGAATAACACCCAACATCAGTGGTACAAGGACGCAGAAGCGCAAGGTGATCAGAAGGCGTGGGAATATAGAGCCTACTGCAAGCTGCACTTTGGCGTTCCGATCATGCGGAGAGACAGCTTAGCTTACCGACAAAAATACGATAAAATTTTAAAAAAACTGTCGTATGAGGATAAGTTAATTATGATGGCAGAGCCTCAGCCTTATCCCGTTACTTCAGCGATGAACGTCGCCCAAAAAAGCGCATTTTTAGACGAAGTTAAAAAGCACTTTGAGGGTTTAAATTTTTTGCTGACAGATCCGAAGGATTGGGACAAATAGATGCCCAAAAAATGCAAGATTTGCCTCCAACCTTTTGTGCCTGAGTTCAGCACGTTTCAAAAGACCTGTAACAACGTTGAGTGCTTGGTTGACTTCGGCAGAGCGGAGGCAGCTAGGCTAAACAAAAAGGCAATCAGACAGGAGAAGAAAAAAGCAAGGGAAAAGGATCGGGGCTACTGGATCAAACGAGTACAGACTGAGTTTAACAAATACATACGGCAGAGAGATCACAAAGATCCCTGTATAAGCTGCCAGCGGCATCATCAGGGGCAATATCATGCTGGTCACTACATGAGCGTAGGCGGTCATTCTGCAATTTTGAGATTTGACGAACAAAATACTCACAAGCAGTGCAGTGTTTGCAACAATCACAAAAGTGGCAATTTGGCAGAATATCGGCCAAACTTAATTAATAAAATAGGTTTGGAGGCAGTGGAGAGGCTAGAGGGGCCGCAAGATCCAAAGAAATACACAATCGACGAGCTGAAAGATTTGCTGTCGGTTTATCAGGCGAAAAACAAAGAATGGGCGAAGTCTCAATTTTAGATCGAAATGCAGAAGAGGTCCGCGAAACCTTGCGTGATCTTTTGGAAGCGTGTGAGGCTGGAGATGTAAGCGGGGCAGTTATTGTAATCGAGCGTCAAGACGGCTTCGATTTGCAAATGCCCGGCTCGTTTTCTACAGACCCGGATAGCCTTTCGAGCATTATTGGACGCTTGCAAGTTGCGTCAAATGTTTTTGCCCACATGATTTGGTCAGAAGACGATGACGAGTAAAAGCGTTCCTGAGCATTTAGAGTATTGCAACACCGATTACCAGACACAGGTAATTGAGATGCACATCAGCGGGATGTCTCAGACGGAGATTGCTAATCAACTGGGCAAAGAGCCAAGACGCATTTCTGAGGTCGTCGGTAAGGTACACAAGCGAGCAAGCCGCAAAGGATTCGCGCCTGATTACAATTTGAACAGACAGGTAGCGCCAGGATTTACAACCAAGCGCGTTTCGACTGCCTACAATATGGACAACGAGATCGTCCTGCAATGGCACATTCAAGAGCCTGATCGAGAGAAACTAGAAGAACTGATATCCGAATTTGTAGATGGATTTAAGGATGAAGTCACCGGAATACATGCCCCCACAGACGCGCCTACAAGCACTGATGACGATCTTATGGTTAGCTACATTATTGGGGATCATCACCTTGGGATGCTTGCTCATCACAGCGAGACGATGGGCGACGACTACGATGTCAAAATTAGCCAAACGCTTTTAGAGAATGCGATAGACCGACTGGTAAGCTCTGCGCCAGCGGGAGAGGTTGGTGTGCTGGTTAATCTTGGCGATTTTATGCACATTAACGACAGCACAAGCTCAACGCCTAGCTCTAAAAACCTGCTGGATTCGGACGGCAGATACTCAAAGACCATTCGCGCAGCCAGCAACGTCATAAAGCGTACGGTTTTACGTATGCTTGAGAAACATAATCAAGTTTGGATTGTGAACGTCCGAGGCAATCATGACCCAGATGCTGCCCTATGGTTAAATGAGGTTATGCGCCTGTACTTTGAGGAAGATCCGAGGGTCAAGGTATTTGACAACGCTTCCAAGTTTGTTTGGTGGCAATGGGGCAAAAATCTAGTTGTAACCCACCACGGAGATCGGATTAAAATGTCGAATCTCCACGGGTCAATCGTTAGCAACTTGAGGAAAGAATGGGGCGAGTCAGATCACACTTATGTCTGGACAGGTCACATCCACCACAAGAATCAAGAGGAATATGGCGGCGCATTGTTCGAGTCTTGGAACATCCTAGCACCCGCAGACGCTTGGCACGCTGGCTCTGGCTACTCCAGTTCTCGCAGTATGACTTGCGTAATACTCCACAAATCGTTCGGGGAGCAAGGAAGATTAAAGGCAAACATTCAGGAGTTGTTATGAGCGCAATGGATCGTCAAGTTTCTGGTAGCCATTACAAGACAATGATGATTCAGCCCTTGGAGTACGCATTAGCCAATGACTTGGGAGTATGTGAACACGCGGTTGTTAAATACATTTCTAGGTGGCGTGATAAAGGCGGGGTAGAGGATCTCAGAAAAGCAGCACACTACATCGAGATCCTCATAGAAAGAGAAACAGCCTTGGACGATAACGTCAGTTAGGCATTTCAGACTGTAATCGATCCAGCAGTCGGATAACGTCTAAAACTTCCATGTCATCGCATGGATCAAGGTTATCGTAAGTCTCCCGCACTTTGACAAGCGCAAGTAAGGCCAACAAAAGCTCATTCCTAGTTGGTTTCATTTTCCTCTCCTAATGTTTCACGTGAAACGTTGTGGTAACTATCCCGGCGGCTGCGAGTCTGAAAGAATCCATCATGCTCTGGGTAGCAGATCATAAACTTTCGGGCGTAATGGCTTATCCATCCGTCATCGATCTTGTAAGAGTCATCTTTGCCTGAGACCATAGTCTCCCATCTAACCCGATGAAAAACAGCCTTGGCCGAATAGTAGCGTCGGTGGCGGGTAGCTATTAAGGCGAATTGCGCGAAAGTCTTAAAGATGTCGGGATTTTCGCGGTCAAATTGCTCGAAATTCTCTTTGCTCCATTTCCCGTTCATTCGCCATTCTCGCAGTCAGGTTTAAGATTCTTGTAATCAGGCCAAAAACCAGAACAGACGTTGTACGTATATTCGCCGTCTATCATGGTCTGGTGCTCAAAGTCTTGGCTGGACACGAGCAGTACAAGGAAAAAAACAATTAACCCAAGGCCGATTTTAGTAAGCCGATTCATAGGAAACCCCTTTGAGTGTTTGAAAGTGCAACTTGCTTAGCCAGCTCAACCTCTTCTACCTTCCATTTTTCCCCAAGGTGCTTGGCTGTTTCATCAAAGCTGTTCTTGCGAAGTTTCTCGGGGGTGCAAATCCACATCTGTAAGACATGCACCAGTGAGTCAAAATTTTCTGAGTGATGATGAGCCATCCTAGCTCCAATGTGTCAAGATCTTTTTGATTTCTTGACGGAACTTTGGCATCACTTGACCAATGATTTCATGATGCTTGTAACTGTCACCGTGCAAGTCAAGTCCTGCCAATAACCATTTTTTGTGAATCTTTCGGCGCTGCGCTTGAGACGCATCCCGTAGATAATGTTTAACTTCTTGTCCCCAAAAAAAAGCAACTCCCATATAATTAGGCGTTCCAACAAAAGACTTGTCTAGTTCGTTTAGGGCGCAAAATGCGTCGAAAGTGACTACATTTAGATCTATTTTGTAAGTTGAATCTGTCATCTCTCTTCTCCGTTTTTCTTGATACCTATTTTAAGCATCCTATCATCAATGTCAACAAAAAGTTTGACATAAACATAATATTTATAAAATGGGATATACTTGCTTAGTTTCAAAGAGAAATGACCGATGATTGAAATTACTAGATTTGCTTTATTGCCAGATCGAACTTTGGGGAAAGCCGTTTATGGAGAGCATGTTTTTTGGACTATCGAGAAACCTTGGAAAGATAACCAACCGTTTATATCTTGTATACCAGAGGGCTACTATCGACTTGGCAGGCGAAATTCGCCAAGATTCGGCCCAAATGTCTGGGAAGTGCTTGAAGTGCCTAATCGTACTCATATACTCATCCACGTTGCTAATACTGCTGATGATGTCGTGGGCTGTATTGGGTTTGGGTCAAGCGTATACGCGGATCTTGGCGGGGTGGGAAGCAGTCGTAAAGCGATGAACAAATTCGAGCTTGCTAGTCAGGAATACGAAGACGAGGAGCTTATAATCAAGCACAGTTTCATAATCTAACAGGGAGAGGACATGTCAGATTTGGAGGTAAAGTATCTATCGGTTAATGACCTGGTTCCATACGCCAACAACCCACGCACGCATAGTGAGAAGCAGGTAACGCAGGTGGCATCGAGCATCAAGGAGTTTGGATTTAACAACCCGATATTGATCGACGAGGGCAAAAGTATTATTGCGGGGCATGGCCGTTTGGCAGCAGCAAAAAAACTTGGGTTGGAGTCCGTCCCGACTATAACATTGGAAGGCTTAACCGAAGCGCAGCGCAAGGCGTATGTGATAGCAGACAACAAGCTCACTGAAAACAGTGAATGGGATTACGACCTGCTGGCGGTAGAGATTGAGCGATTGGCAGAGCTGGACATTGATTTAAGTTTAACGGGTATGGATGAGATCGAATTGGCTAAAATGTTCGATCAACCAGCGGATAATGTTGTGAAGGAATTGGATTACGCGGAGTCGTTTTCTGTTGTTGTTGAATGTAGCGATGAGTCCGAGCAAGAAAAAATCTTTAATCGCTTGGATTCGGAGGGGTATAAATGCCGAGTTCAAAGTTTGTAATAGAGTCCGAAACCAGCAAAACGTTTCGCGCAAACAAGATTAAATCCATGTTTGATTGTGATATGGATGTGGTCACGAAAACTTTTGATGTGGATATTCCTGTTGATGATGACGAATGGAACATTGGCTTGATCGTGGGAGCAAGCGGAACCGGCAAAACAACTATTGCCAAGCGGATGTTTGACAATTACGAGTTTTTTGATGGCTATGAATGGTCGGGCGATAGCTTCGTGGATGATTTCAAAGAAGGCTTGACCGCAAAACAGATAACTGAGTCATTGTCGAAAGTGGGATTTTCATCGCCGCCGGATTGGCTAAAACCGTTTGGGGTGTTGTCAAATGGTCAAAAGATGAGAGCAGAACTTGCAAGATTAATTCTCGAAGCTGACAAGCCGTTTATCTATGATGAATTCACATCGGTTGTGGATAGATTGGTCGCTCGCTTGGGATCGTCTGCAATTCAAAAATTTATTCGAAAACAAGGACAAAAATTCGTTGCCGTGAGTTGTCACTACGACATCGAAGAATGGCTAGAGCCTGATTGGGTTTTCAATTGCGATGATATGCAATTTAACCGGAGGCGTCTTAGGCGACCTGCAATCACAGCAACAATCAGAAAAGGTCAGCAAAGCGAATGGCGAGAGTTTATGGAGCATCATTATTTGACGCATTCACATAACAAAGCAGCGCATAAGTATATTTGCGAAATTGACGGGAGGGCTGTTGCGTGGTGTTCGGTTATACACTTCCCCCACCCGATAGTTAAAGACATGAAGCGCATCCATCGAATAGTAGTTAAACCTGATTATCAAGGAATCGGAGTTGGCGCTGCGTTTATGGACGCAATATCCAGATCGTACAAAGACAAAGGGTATCGCATGAGCTTGGTGACTAGCTCGCCCGCTTTTGTGCATGGGTTACAGAAGAATCCTAGCTGGGCAATGACGCGCAAACCTTCAAGATTGACGCAACCGAAAACAGGTACGGTATCATTAAAAAATTCAGCATCATCAGCAAGGCTTACGGCCAGCTTTGAATATGTTGGAGCGTGAAATGGCTAGGCCTAGAATACCCATAGACTGGGATCAAGTAGAAAAAATGTGTGCAATTCACTGCACAGGCGAAGAGCAAGCGTCAATTCTCGGTATCAGCTACGACACGTTGAACAGGGCTTGCCAGCGCGAGCATAAAATCAGTTTTGCGGAGTATTTCAAACAAAAGGCCAGCCACGGCAAAATGAGTTTAAGACGCAAGCAATACAGCATAGCAATGGACGGCAACACGACCATGCTGGTATGGCTTGGCAAGAACTGGTTGGGGCAACGCGATCAGCCAGAATCAGAGCCTGTTGACTTGCAGCCTATCGTAATACAGAGAGCCGATGAAGCTGACCAAACCCCAAGATGACATCTTCTTCAATGACTCGCGGTTTAGGGTCGTTGTTGCGGGTCGTCGGTTTGGGAAAACCTTCTTGTCAACCTATGAACTCTTGAAGCACGCGCTGCAAGGCAAGTCTCGGAACTGTTGGTATGTGGCTCCCACGTATAAGGCAGCAAAGGAAATAGCGTGGAATATGTTGATCGACGCTATACCTGACGGTTACATGACCAAGAAAAACGAGACGGCGCTAAGCATAGATCTGCGTAACGGTTCGAGCATAGCCTTAAAGGGTGCTGAGAAGCCCGACAATCTGCGAGGACGGGCGTTAGATTTTTGCGTGTTAGATGAATTTGCTGATATGCGTCCTGAAGCGTGGCATGAGGTGCTGCGGCCATCGCTATCTGACAGACGCGGAAGTGCGCTATTCATTGGTACACCCAAAGGCAGAAACCACTTTTACGATCTATGGACTAGGGGTGTAGACGGCCAAGAATCATGGGAAGCGTTTCAATATACGACTATTGATGGCGGGAACGTTGACCCTGACGAGATAAAAGCAGCCAAAAATGACCTCGATGAAAGAACATTTCAACAAGAATACGAGGCTCGTTTCGTCAACTACAGCGGCATTATCTACTACGCATTTAGCCGCGAGCAGTCAGTCAAAGCGTATAACGCCTCAGCCGAGGAGCTGCATATCGGAATGGACTTTAACGTTGACCCCATGTCAGCGGTCGTATGTGTTAGGAATGGCGGCACCTTGCACGCGATAGACGAGATCGTGATGTATGGCTCAAATACCGATGAGATGGTGGACGAGATTAGGCAGAGGTATCGGTTAAACGCGATCACGATATATCCTGACCCCGCATCTGCCCAGCGCAAGACCTCAGCCGGTAGTCGCACCGACCTAAACATATTACAAAACGCAGGGTTTCGGGTTAAAGTACGCAGTAAACATCCGGCAATACGTGATAGGATAAACAGTGTCAATAGCCGACTGCTATCTAGTCAGCAACAACGGCGGTTATTTGTTACGCCAAACTGTAAAAACGTAATCAACAGCTTGGAGCGTCAAACGTACAAAGAAGGCACTAGCCAACCAAATAAGGATGACGGGTTCGATCACATGAATGATGCACTCGGATACCTAATCGAATATATGTTCCCCATTCGCAAGGAACATGAAACGCCACAGCCTACGAGGTGGACTTAATGCGATTTTTAGAATACCAGCACCCTGACTATGACATACACGAGCAGCGATGGGAGCTATACCTTCGCTCATATCTAGGCGGCGAGGATTATCAGAACGGGTCATATCTGACCGCATATCTGAACGAATCAAAAGACGAATACAGCAGACGGGTAGCATTGACCCCTGTTGATAACCACTGTCGAAACATTGTGCATATATATTCGTCGTTTCTGTGGAGGGTTCCACCTGTCCGCAACTTCAACGGCCTGACGAATAACCCCGCGCTAGACTCATTCATTCACGATGCTGACCTGGATGGCATGAGCTTCAACAGCTTTATGAAGCAAGCACAGATCTGGGCATCTGTTTATGGACACGTATGGATCTTGGTAGACAAGCCGCAGAGCAATGCACAAACCCGCGCAGAAGAGCTAGACCAAGATATTCGTCCCTATGTAACCTTGTTTACGCCTGAAAACGTGTTCGATTGGAAGTATGAGCGCACCCCTAGCGGGCGATTTGAGCTAACATATCTAAAGCTAAGGGAATCAATCGACAGGGAAGACGCAACCACAACGGTCAGCTATTACAGGTTGTGGCGCAAAGAAACTATTGAATACTGGAAAGATGACGGCCACGCAGAAACCAAGATCGAAGAGATACCCAACCCGCTAGGCAAGATACCAGCGGCCTTTCTACCCGCAGCGCGTAGTGTTGTCAGGGGGATTGGTATCAGTGATCTGAGTGATGTGGCGCTAATGCAGAAAGCAATCTATCAAGAGCTAAGTGAGATCGAGCAGCTTATCAGAATCAGCAACCACCCTTCATTGGTTAAAACTTACGACGCAGATGCAAGCGCTGGAGCAGGATCGGTTATAAACTTGTCTGAGGACAGCGACCCCGGCTTAAACCCTTACCTGTTACAACCTAGTGGCCAGAATATTACCTCAATCCGAGAAGCAATTAAGGACAAGGTCGAAGCAATAAACAAGATGGCGCACATGGGCGCGGTTAGGGGTACTGAAGCACTAACTCAATCAGGCGTGGCGATGCAGACCGAGTTTCAGATGCTTAACGCCAAGCTATCAGAAAAAGCTGATTTGCTGGAACTTGCCGAGGAGCACATCTGGGGATATTTCTGCAACTGGTTAGGAATCACGCCTGACGTTGAGGTTTTCTACCCCGACGCTTTTGATCTGCGTGATTACGAAAAAGAATTAATCTTCTTGCAGCAGGTCAGAGCCAGCGGCGTACCTTCTACCACTATGCAGCGCGAAGTTGATAAACAAATTGCTGATTTAGTGCTAGACGATGAGAAGCTATCAGAAGCACACAAAGAGATTGAAGCACAAACTCGCGTCATAGGACAATTCCCGATACAGGCTGAATAATGGCGGCCAGTGACGATTATGCCGATTTTTTAGAGAGGCTAACCGATACTCATCAGCGTCGGTTGTCTGGTGTGCTGCAAACGCTAGAGGGCAATATTGCCTCTTACGTAAACAGCGCACCCGATAAAGATGGACAGCTTTTTGACCTTGAATGGTCGTTACAGGCCAGACAAGAGGTCCGCAGGTTAATCGAAGTTGATTTCTTGCAAGAAGCGCAAAGCCTAATCGACGAATATATCGAGGTTGCTAACAGCCAGTTTGCAATGTTGTCTGAGTACGGCGCATTTACACGGGTAGCACCAGAAACCATACAAGCCTTGCAGCAGCTTAGTTTTCAAGGCTTTCAGGCCATAGCCGATCAGCAGTTGGACACCCTTGCGACTGGGATCTACCAATCAACGCTCACAGGGCGCAGCAAAAACGACCTAATCAAAGAGCTACGCGGGCAGATCAACGGCGTATATCAGCAAGCAGACGACGAAGAGGCGCGTCAGCTCGTAGAAATAGCGCAGACGGCGACAGGAAAGCGCCAGCAGGATGCAATAGACAAACTGCACAGCATCTATGCGCGAGACAGGCTGGGCAACAATATGCGCCGCTATGCCACGCAAATGGCAAACGACAGCCTCGCACAATATAGCGCGTCCATTACGAAGGCTACGGCAAACGAGGCGGGTATAACTAAATTCCAATACTACGGTGATGTGATACGTGACAGTCGTGAATTTTGCCGCAATAATGTAGGCAAGACGTTTACTGAGGAAGAAATCAACAGTAAATGGCAAGGATCGTGGGCTGGCAAAGCGCCGGGAGATCCTTTTATTGTAAGAGGCGGCTATAACTGCCGTCACCATTGGCTCCCAATTGTGGAGGATGAATGAGCAAAGAATTAGATCGAGCTAGAAATTTATGTGCCAGAAGGCCAATACCACCGGCAATCAGGCAGTTAATGGAGCCACTAGAAGCCAACGCGCCTGATAGTGAGAGCGCAGACTTCGCAGAATTGCACGCAGTAATTGATGAATTGCTGCCCATCGAAAAACCCAAAGCCAAAAGGAAGAAGAAAAATGCCGAACCATTACGGACACAAGAAGTCGAACAAGAAGAAGAAGAAAAAGCCGATGAGGAAATAAACTAGCTTAACCTAGAATTTATGGGTTAAACTTCCCGCAATACTCATTAGAGGATAATCGTTACGTGAGCGAAGAAATCATGGAAAGCGTCGAAACTGAAACGACCGAAACCATTCAGGAACAAAAGACTTTTACGCAAGACGAGTTAGACCGAATTGTTGCTGATCGCATAGCGCGAGAGCGCAAGAAAGCGGAAAAGAAACTCGAAGGGATAGACCTCGAAGAAGCACGCAAAATCATGCAAGAGCGTGAGCAAGCGGAGCTAGAACGCCAAAAAGAACGTGGCGACTTTGAGAATATCCTGAAGCAGACCGTCGAAAAGAAAGATATGGAGATAACAGCGTACAAACAAAAGCTGCAAGAGACTTTGGTCGATGGATCATTACTTAACGCA